CGAGGGGGCCCATACAGGTAAGATATAGCTCTAATGAGCTCGTCTTATTCTCTTAATTGAAGAAGGCGTCACTATCGTGAGATAGAGATTAACCTTCAAATCCCAGGTAACTGGGAGAGACGTCGAAGGACATGGGTCGTAGTGGGATTTAATCCACGGACCACAGGTCATGTCTTTTAGTACTGTATGAGCCCACTCAGGTCTGTCACTTTAGCACTTGTACCCTACTTTGGACATTCTATGACTACTCCGGCAAGGAACATTGACACGCACGTTTATCGGCCAGCCAGGTATCTCTATCGGGATTGCTTTGGCTCACCATTTTATGTGGTGGGCACTGCTACCGTAGATAACCATCGGTTGATTGATCAGCGTCCTGCGTCAGTTACTAACCCGAAGGAGCATAGGCATTGGAGGAATCCAATGGTCTATTATAGGTACTACAAGAACTTCAACCCGCAACCAGAAGGTGACATCACCGTAGAAGTCTCATATCCGACGTACTGCTCCAATCCTGGAGCGACGGCGGCTGAGATCTACGAGGGTGGCATTGGCTGGAGTCCGCTAGGGAGTGACTTGCCAAGTACCCCAGATTATCTGTGGCATTCGGCGATTACTCAGGCCTATCTGAAGTTGAAAGATCAGAAGGTCAACTTAGGTGTTGCATACGCTGAGCGTAAGGAAACTGCACGTCTTTTTGAAGACAATGCAAAATCCATCGCAAAGCAAGTGAGGTCCTTCAAACAGAAACACGGTCCAAAAGTTTGGAACAGTGTGAAGCAAGAAGGAACTTTCTTTTTAGTTAATGGTCGTAAGGTATTTCACAAAGTACCAGATCGTTGGCTAGAATTGCAATATGGTTGGAAGCCTCTCATGTCCGACATTATTGGCTCATGCAATGCTCTTAATAAAAGCATTGATGCTGATGAACGTGTTATTATTCGCGTTCACGGTAAGGCTGCAGAGTCGTACACGAAAAAGTGGGTCAAAACAACTGACTTTATGCCATACGTCTATCAGGATGTGGAAGATAAAATCGACCACTACGTGAAAGTGATGATGGCGTACCATCAGCGTAACCCACTCTTGGCTTCGTTATCTGGACTGGGCCTAACTAACCCAGCTGAGATAATTTGGGAACGCATTCCATATAGTTTTGTTGTTGACTGGTTCCTTCCAGTCGGCAATTGGCTTTCTGCATTTGATGCAGATTTGGGGTTCGATTTCAAAATCGGCGCCTATATGGAGCAAACTAAAGTGCGCGGAGAAGGCCAGCTGCGTGTTATAAATCCGACGCCAAATATGGTGTGGACCAGTTCATCGGCTCCATACAAATTCTTTGGTTTTAATTTCGGGCGCGCAGTGATGCTCTATCCACCGTGTCAGGGGTTCCCACATTTCAAGAACCCTATTAGTGCGTTTCATATTAGCAATGCTATGTCGTTGTTAATTGGAGCGTTCCGTTAACTCACAAAGGTAGGATCATCCTATGCCTGGTCAATCAAACATCACACTAAATAGTGTGGTTTTCTCGCCTGGTGGCTCCAGTAATGGTGTCGCCAGATGGTGGAATCGTACGGGTGGCTACGGAACTTCGTTCCGTAAGCTACTTCAACGTTTCACCTCATCTGCGAAATCCCCGGTAACCAAGGTCGAGTGGGACCTGGAAGTGCCGGTTGTGCAAACGGAAGATGACGCTTGCGCCTGTGCGGGTACTCTGCTCCGTACTAGTACGGTTAAGATATCCGTGTGGCTTCCAAGCGGCTCTACTCATGCGGAACGGGTTGACGTCTGTACTTCTATACAGGATCTCGTCACGAATGCTGCCTTTATGGCTAGCGTTATTGATCTTGATCCTGCTTACGGGTAAGGCGTTGAAACCACGAGCACCGAAAGGTGCGCGTATAGGGGTGGGGTTTATCCCTCCCCGAAATCGTTCCTCTTCTCAATTTGGAGTATCCAATGGGAAACATGAGTCGGTATTCACCTCGTATAAGAGGGATGTACCGCCGTCACAACAGTGCGGCTTTTGCTCTCGCGTCAAAGCTTTTTTGTGGCCTTGGCAGTGAGCTCAGCATAAAATGTCACTACCTCCTTATGGAGGGACGACATAAAGAGTTGTTGGAACTTTCCCTAGATGTAGGGAAGTACGATAACGCCGATCGATTTCGAGACGATTATCTTGCTGTTGAACTCCTTTCTAAGTATCCATTACTTAGGATAGACGTAAATAGGGAGAAAGTCGCATTAGAGACCTTTCTGGAGGCTGAGAAGCAATGTTCCGAGGCGAGTGATCGCCTTTCTAAACGCTACGTGTCGGGTATAACATCCCCGTATACGCCTGAGTCCATCATTTGGATGGCTCGGTTAAAGATAGCCTCAGTACTTGGTCCTTTTTCCTGGGATCAAGCGGAGCAGCATTTCGGGTTCGGTCCTGGTTCTACAACCAGTTTGCCGAGGATCCGCGGTGATGCGTACTATAAGTATGGGGCTTCTAAGCCCCATGTGACGAAGGCATGCTCTGTACTTGGAATATGCGCAATTTCGCGCATACCTAGGTGGTTTAACCATCTAGCCGGGTTAGCCGGAGAGAACCCCGAGACGTTAAGAGGACTTCCTCTCGATTTGCAAGCTGAGAGGCTCCTCACGTTCGTTTCGGGGAACAGAGTTACTACCGTACCTAAGAATGCGAAGACAGATAGGACTATAGCCATTGAACCCGACTTGAACATGTATGTTCAAAAAGGGATTGGTGGCCTCATCCGAAACCGTCTACTTCGGGTTGGTGTTGACCTGAACAGTCAGACCAAGAATCAGGATTTAGCTAGAGAAGGATCCCTTACGGGGTCCCTCGCTACGATAGATCTTAAGTCGGCCAGCGATACGGTCTCTATGAGACTTGTCGAGGACCTTCTTCCCGAAGACTGGGTTTCTGCGCTTAAGCAATGCAGAAGCCCTTATGGCACTCTTCCTAGTGGTGAACTAATCACTTATCACAAGGTCTCTAGCATGGGCAATGGATTCACTTTCGAGTTAGAGAGTTTAATATTTTGGGCTCTCTGCTCGAGTGTGATAACATTGTTTCGGCCAGAGGAGGATCGTCTCTCCATATACGGCGATGATATAATATTGTCATCGCAGTTGTTTGGAACCATAAGCTGGATACTGAGGTATTGCGGTTTTACCGTGAATCCGAAGAAGTCCTTTGCGAGTGGTCCTTTTAGAGAAAGTTGTGGTAAACACTTCTTTAGAGGGGACGATGTGACACCGTTTTATATCCGAGAGGATATAAGAACTCCTGATCGCACGATTTGGTTTGCCAATTCTGTCAGACGGTGGGCGAGATTTCCCACTTATGGCTTAGATGGCAGATTAGAGTCGTGTTACAACCTAGCTTTGGACTACTTACCAAGTAGCCTGAGGCAGCCAAGTATTCCAGATGGTGATCTTGATTCGTATGATCACCTTGGAGATATCGCCCTTTTTGGCGACTTTGATGAGTGTAGACCTCAACGGTCGAAAACTCTCTTTGCTTGGTTGGCTGTAGGTGTCTCAGATGTTCGCTAGACATTCGTACCAGGTGAGTACCCATATCTACTACGCTCCCTTGCCTCTTTAGAGTCACGGAAGCCTACAATAAACTCCTCGAACCTCTCAATTAAACGACAGGTCGAAGGTGATATGGGAGGTGCCTCTTTTGGCGTCATTTCACCGGCGCACAAACGAGTGTGGCGGATCATCAAGATCCCCATCACGCGGTGGGAAAGCTACGGTGAGTGGTTAAAACCGTAACCTTCTTTTGGGGCGAAGTCCTTGCCCCTGGAGCCCGGGATATATTCTCGGGTAGTATGTCGAAG